ACAAGTAGTGGCTCTAAAGAAACCTCAACGTAGTCTTAAAGCATGGACTAAACAGAAATGGCGTACAAAGTCAGGTAAGCCTTCCGGTAAAACCGGAGAAAGGTATCTTCCTGAAAAAGCAATTAAGTCATTATCATCTGCCGAATACGCTTCTACAACAAGAGCTAAACGAGCAGGAACAAAAGCGGGAAAGCAATTCGTAAAGCAACCCAAGGCAATCGCAAAGAAAACTAAACAATATAGAAAGGGAATATCATAATGGCTAGCACAAGTAGAAGTATGGGTGATCCCAATTTTCCGTTAAGCGAAGCAGAAAGAGAGGCGGGTGCTCGTCGTGTTACGGGCGGTGACGTTATTTACGCTTTACCCCTAACTGCGCTAGGACCAGTAGCTAAACTTATTGCTATGGATGGTAAAACAGAAGCTGTAAAAAAGTTTGGAACAAATCTTGTACGTATGGCAGAAAAATTGTTCCGACCTGTTCGTACACAACAGAACATGATGTCAGGAAATAGGAGAACTCCCGAAAAAGAGGTAACGGGGCGGGATAAATTTGTTGTTTTTAGGTATAAACCTGGACAGAATAGAACTAAAGGTGGTCTAGAAAATATGACTAGACAACTAGTTTCTAGAAAAAAAGGTGAAGAAATTTTAGCACAACAGAATGCTAAACAACTATCACTGCGAACTGCTGTTAGTATGGCTAAAGATAGAGTTAAAACTTCTGATTCTAGAGATAATCAATCAAAAGATTCTAGTACTGCAAGGTTGAAGCCTCTAACAGACGCTAAAGAAGTAAAACAACGCCCAGAACCCAAACAAGTACCGCCCCAGTTAAAAAAACGCGAAGGCCCGTCTTATTCTGATGACATGACTCAAGATGATTATGGTCTAAGGGAAAAGGTGCGTATTCGTGATAAGGAAAAAGAAGAGAATATCGGTGAAGCTGCCGCTGAACAAAACCTAAAGAAGGGTGGGGCCGTTACTCGTAAAGCAAAACCATCTAAATATGGCGTGAAAGCAGGTGGCTTTACTAAGCGCGGCGGGATGTATAAGAAGGGAATGTCGTGAGCAAATTAACTGAACAACAAGAAGCATTTTTAAATGCATTGTTCGGTGAAGCTGCGGGCAATTTCCGTGCAGCTATGGACATGGCGGGGTATTCTAAACACGAGTACCCTGCCCGTCTCATCCGTAATCTTAAAGATGAGATTATAGATCGTGCTGAACATATGCTTGCGGCTAATGCTCCTAAAGCAGTCCTATCTATGACAGGTGTGCTAGATGATCCCAGTGCTCTAGGTACACGGGAAAAACTAGCAGCATCGAAAGAGATCCTGGATCGGGTTGGTCTAGTTAAAACTGAGAAGGTTGAAGTAAAAGCGGACAAGTCTGCTGTATTGATTTTACCTCCTTTAAAGTATGACGACGAGGACGATGCCTCAGAATAAAGCCAGACATTTAGATCGTAAATCGATTCCAGCAAGAGGTAGATTACCTTATGGCTATAACATTGTTGGAAAAGAGTACATACCTCATGATCCTACTATGGATAAATTGGAGGTTGCGGTCGAACAAATTAGAGAAGGCAACCAACCTATCCGCAAGGTTGCAGCATGGCTTGAGAATGAAACAGGTAGAAAATTATCGGCAACCAGACTTCATAAGATCGCATGGTCATCCGAAGAACTTGAGACACGTAGAAAGAAGCGGAGACGCGGTCTTACTGCTGAACAAAGACGATTACAAGATCTTAAAGATCAAGAAAGACAAAGCAGAATCAAACACGGAATCGCAGAGCGAAAGCTACAGCGAGCCGTCAAAAAGAAAAAACCACAGGATGTCGATACTGGTGTAGACTTTTCAGACCAAGTAGTTCAAGATAGAGAGATTGCTTTTCAGGCCAATCCTGGCCCACAAACTAATTTTCTATCCGCAACAGAGCGTGAAGTTTTTTATGGAGGTGCTAGAGGTGGAGGTAAAACCTATTCTCTCCTAGTAGCACCGTTACGGTTTATCCATAACCCAGTGCATCGTGCGCTACTAATTCGTAGATCGATGCCTGAATTAAGAGATGTTATTTTCCAAACTCAACAGATTTATAAGAAGATCGAACCGAAAGCAAAGTTTAAGAGCCAAGAAAATACATGGTACTTTCCAAGTGGAGCACGAGTTGAATTCGGCTATTGTGAAAACCTTCAAGACGTTTTACGTTACCAAGGTCAGTCCTATTCCTGGATTGGTGTGGACGAGTTGCCGCAATATGCTAGCCCGGATGTATGGCATTTTCTTCGTTCGTCCTTACGAACTACTGACCCAAGTCTTCCTTTGCATATGCGTGCGACTGGTAACCCAGGAAATATCGGTTCTGCGTGGGTTAAAAAAATGTTCATCGATCCGGCTGAGGCTGGCACGAAAATTACAGAAAAAGTTAAATATGAGGTTGAGGGAAAGACCCTAACTTCTGAGATCACTCGTAAATTTATTGCGGCTTCTGTTTGGGATAATCCGTACTTAACACAAGATTCTAGTTATATTTCTATGCTGGCTTCTTTGCCAGAGGTAAAAAGAAAACAATTTTTATATGGTGATTGGGATGCAGTTGACGACGGAGCGTTTCCAGACTTTGACAAAGAGACGCATGTGGTACCCTCTTTTGAGATTCCTCACGGGTGGACGAAAATCAGATCAGCAGACTTTGGTTACGCGGCACATTCAGGTATCCTTTGGGGCGCAGTAGACTTTGACGGTTGCCTGTGGATTTACAGAGAGTTGTATGTTAACCGTTTAACTGCTGATAAACTTGGGGAACTTATCCGAGAAACAGAAGCAAGTGACGGTAGGATTCAAGATGCGTTATTAGATAGCTCGTGTTGGGCTAAACGTGGTGATACAGGACCATCTATTGCCGAGGCTCTTAATGCAACCGGGTGTAGGTTTAGACCTTCAGACAGATCTCCAGGTTCTCGTGTCGCGGGAAAGATTGAGTTGCACAAAAGATTAGCGGTGGATGAAGACACAGGTGAGCCAGGGATTAGAATCCTAGATAACTGTAGAAATTTAATAAGTCAACTAGCAGCAATTCCTATTGATCCTCGTAATCCAGAAGATGTAGATACTAAATCAGAAGATCACTTATACGACGCTCTGCGATATATGATACAATCTCGACCTTCTAATGTTAGAGTTGCTTATGAAAATACACCTAAAAAACGCTGGAAACCTAGCGACAACGTATTTGGATATTAAAACATGGTAGATAAAACTAATATTGTTGTGTTAGATGACGAGGCCGGACTAGACGATTCTTCTTACTATAGTCTTGTAAGTTATATCGAATCACGGTATAATCGCGCCCAAGATCGTCGCTCCACAGACGAAGATCGGTGGCTACGAGCATACCGAAACTACCGAGGTTTATACGGTCCTGATGTTAAATTCACAGAGGCCGAAAAGTCTCGTGTATTTATTAAGGTTACCAAGACTAAAGTTTTAGCTGCCTATGGTCAGCTTATTGATGTTCTTCTAAGTCAAAACCGATTTCCTTTAAGCATTGAACCGACTACTCTACCCGAAGGTGTCGTAGATACTGCTCATGTAGATCCGAAGCAAACCGAAGCAGAGGATATGGTAGAGAAACAAATTGAAAGTATTTATGGGTATCCCGGTGACGGTCGAGATCTTCAGCCCGGTGATACCTCAAATTCTTTACAAGAACGCTTAGGTCCGTTGAAAGAAGATCTAAAAGATCTAGAAGGTTTAAAAGAAGGCCCTGGCGTTACTCCTTCTGCCGTAACTTTCCATCCTGCTCAAGAAGCTGCTAAAAAGATGGAAAAGAAAATTAAAGACCAGTTAGAGGAGTCTTCTGCTACTAAGCATCTTCGTCATACTTGCTTTGAATCAGTTCTGTTTGGAACCGGTATTATGAAAGGCCCCTTTGCTTACGATAAAGAATATGCAAACTGGACAGATACCGGTGAGTATGATCCAATTATTAAAACTGTTCCACGGGTAGAGCATGTATCTGTCTGGGATTTTTATCCTGATCCAGACGCTTACAACATGGAAGAATGTAATTATGTTATCGAGCGTCATCGGTATACACGATCCCAACTACGTGAGTTAAAGAAGCGTCCTTACTTCCGCCCATCAGTTATTGAAGAAGCCGTTAAAGAAGGCGAGAACTACACTCGTGAATGGTGGGAAGATGATCTAAACGATAACCAGATCAGTTCTGAGTTTGGTTCAGAGAATTCCGTGACAGGTAGCGGCGGCGTAGATCGTTTTGAAGTATTAGAATTTTGGGGTGCCATTGATCGCAAGGTGGCTGAGTCACAAGATATCGAGATACCAAAAGAGTATGAAGATACTGATGAACTACAGATTAACTGTTGGATTTGTAATGGTAAGGTACTACGCTTTGTAATTAACCCCTTCACACCTGCACGTATTCCTTATGTCGCATCGCCGTACGAGTTAAATCCTTACAGCTTCTTTGGTATCGGTCTTGCTGAAAATATGGATGATACTCAGACTCTTATGAATGGTTTTATGCGTATGGCCGTGGATAACGCGGTTCTATCTGGAAACCTCCTTATTGAAGTAGATGAAACTAATCTAGCACCAGGACAGGACTTAAATGTTTACCCTGGTAAGGTATTCCGTCGTCAAGGGGGCGCTCCTGGACAGGCTATCTTCGGTACAAAATTTCCTAACGTCTCCTCTGAAAATATGTTATTATTCGACAAGGCTCGGGTTCTAGCTGACGAGTCGTCTGGTTTGCCTTCGTACTCATATGGTCAGACAGGCGTGATGGGTACCGGTCGTACTGCTTCAGGTATCTCCATGCTAATGGGGGCAGCTAGTAACTCTATTCGCACTGTTGTTAAAAATATTGACGATTATTTATTACGTCCGTTAGGTGAAGCTTTATACGCTTGGAACATGCAGTTTGATTTTGATGCTGAGATTAAAGGGGATCTGGAAGTTAAAGCACGAGGCACAGAAAGCTTTATGCAGAACGAGGTACGTTCTCAGCGGCTTATTAGCTTCCTACAGATTGCTAGTAATCCTGTTCTTGCTCCTTTTGCGAAGTTCCCTTACATTATGCGCGAGATTGCAGCGACTATGGATCTCGATGTGGATAAGGTCACAAACAACCCCGAAGAAGCCTTCCGGCAAGCCCTGCTGCTTCAACAGATGCAGAAGCAAGCTATGGAAGACGCTCCTGCCCAACAAACTCAGGTAGCTGTTGGGCAAGACGCTATGGGTACTGGAGGAGGAACAATCGGTGTAGGACAAGCACCGGTACCCGGAGAAGAGGGAGCACCTACTGGAGGTGGTCCTACACAGGCTCCTCAACAGCAACCTTCCGGTCAAGGCGGTATAACAGAACAACAACTTATTCAAATGCTCCAACAAAATCAGGCGGGTAGTGCTTAATAATGAAAGATGTTCTAGTTTTAGTCAATCAACCAGATTTTCAGCAGTTAATGGATATCTATTTAGATGAAAAGAAGAAAGAGTATTACAGGATACTAGAACAGTCCGATGATGAAAAAGAATTATATCGAGCGCAGGGCGCTTGCACATTGTTAAATAAAATGAAAAATATGAAAGTTGAAGTTCAAACAAAAGCTAAGAGGGGTTAAATATGTCTCAAGTTTTAGATGCAATTAAAGGAATTCGTACTAACAAAATAGGAGATGCCTTAGAAAAATTTGCTGATATAGTTTCTAAGGTAGAGTCTAACAATGAAAATGTACGTCAAGAAGGCGGCGGTCCAGGACGAGGCTTTTATCAATATGAGATGCAAGCTGGTTCAAAAAAGCCGCAGGGGGCAAAAACTGCGCTTAATAGATATAAGAGATTTTTAGATCAAAACAACTTAACTATGCCTGAAAGCTACGCTAGAGAATTAAAAAGCGAAAATTTTGATCCTAACGATCCTGACTTTACAAAACTCTCTAGAGAACTTCAAACAGAAATATTTTATGCCGATAAGCAAAAAGATCCTGACTTTAAATTAGCAGATCTTGCAAGTGGCACTTTATCGTATCAAAACGCTTGGCTTGACCATC